TTTTGGTACTACACTTCCGAGTGGTCAGATAAGATACAGCGATCCTTGGCGGGATGAACTTAGGGATAAACAAGTTCAGCAGGGAGTTTTAGCGGGTCTTTCAGGACTCTTGGGTGCTCCTTATTGGGGGGGGTTATTATCCACGGCTCACAAAGCTGAAGACAAGTACGGACGACCTCGATCTAAAAGCACGTTAGTAAAGCAGGGGTTTGAACCCGTGACAACTTCTGTGCCAGCAGGGACAGCCGCCGGGCAGACACTGTACAGGCTTTCAAATCGACCTCCAACGCCAGAAGATGTAGCCCATAATGAAAAGTATGGTATGAGGGTGACTGGAAACTTGCCTGATTGGTTAGGGGGTGGTGCGATTGGTCAGGGAGTTCAGACTGGGAGAAGGGAAACTCAAGAACAAAGAGATGATTCTCCAATTATAGCGAAAGAAAGAAAAAGGCTATGGAAACTATATCAGAGATTAGGACGAATGGCTGACTTGGCAGCATATAAGGCTCATGTACGCAAATTTGGCTGAGAGGCAGTCCATTGAAAAAGCTGTAGAGATAGCCCGTGAGATAAGGACTAGGGAAAGATTCAACAAGATTGATTTCTACGATCCTTATCCTTACCAGAAGAACTTTCATGACACTGGTGAGTATGCTAATCAACGGCTTTTAATGGCTGCTAACCGTATAGGAAAAAGTTATTCCGGAGCCGCAGAACTCGCTTTTCACGTAACTGGTTTATACCCGAAGTGGTGGAAAGGCCGTAGATTCACTCAGCCTATAGTTGCTTGGGCTGGTGGTGTCTCAAACGAAACTACCAGAGATATTGTCCAATTTGAATTATTGGGTTCCCCGGATGACCCCGAAGCCTTTGGTTCCGGTTCTATACCGAAAAAACATATAATAAAAACCGAAAGGAAGCCCGGTGTCCCTAACGCAAAATCAGTAGCGCTGATAAAACACGTTAGCGGTGGGAACTCTTCTTTATTCTTTAAAGCCTACGAGATGGGCGTAGAGAAATGGCAAGGTCGTTCAGTTGATTGTATTTGGCTGGATGAAGAGCCAAGCAGAGAATTGTATTCACAGGCTGTAACCAGAACCTTGGATCGAAGGGGGATGGTTTACATGACATTTACACCCGAAGCTGGCATGACTGAGACAGTTGCCTCTTTCATGAATAACTTACAATCTGGACAATCTTTGACAAATGCGACTTGGGATGATGCTTCCGAGCGTATTTTTTCAATGGGTGGAGAGAGAGGGCATTTATCAGAATCTGTAATGGAGCAGATTCTATCCTCGTATTCCCCGCACGAGAGGGAGATGAGGCGTTACGGAAGACCCTCTATAGGTTCTGGCCTTGTGTTTCCTCTCAGTGAAGATAAAATAATGGTCGATCCTATACATATAGAGGATCATTGGCATAGAATAGCTGCAATAGACTTTGGATGGGACCATCCTACGGCTGTTGTGTGGTGTGCAATAGACAGGGATGAGGATGTGTTCTATGTTTACGACTGTTACAGGGCGTCTAAGGCCTCCCCAACCATTCATTCTGAAGTTATACGCACTAGACCTCATTTTATCCCCATTGCTTATCCCCATGACGGTAATAGACGAGATTCTATGGGTAATCCCGGTTTGGCTGACCAGTATCGTAATCTAGGTTGTAATTTCCTTCTGGAGCATTTTACCAATCCTCCCGCATTAGGGAATAATAAGGGCTCTAACTCAATAGAGGAAGGCTTAATGGCGATGCTACAGTCTGTCGAAGCTGATAAATTCAAGGTATTCTCTACTCTATCAGATTGGTTTGAAGAGTTCAGGATGTACCATAGAAAAGATAACAAGGTGGTTCCTATACGGGATGACCTCATGAGTGCAACAAGGTACGCATTCCAATCCCAGAGATTTGCCGTTGCTGGCGAAGACCCCTCTTGGACTGAGGATGTAACATACAGGAACTACGGAATCATTTAATGGCTAAAGAAAAAATTACTGAGGACGAACTGTTAGCAAGAATCAGGAGTGAAGTTACTGATGCCTTGGGCTATGGTGATACAGTATCCAAGCAACGAGAAGCTGCTATGGAATATTACTATGGCTTGCCGTTTGGTAACGAAGTAGAAGGCCGTTCTCAATTTGTAGATAGTACAGTAGCAGACACTATAGAATGGATTAAGCCCTCCTTGATGAGAATTTTTGCTTCCGGGGATGAGATGGTAAAATTTAATCCTGTTGGACCTGAGGATGTAGAGTCTGCTGCCCAAGCTACCGATTATGTAAATTATGTTTTTACTCGTGATAACCCCGGATGGGAGATATTGTATTCTTGGTTTACTGATGCTCTTCTAAGTAAGAATGGCATAGTAAAGGTATGGTGGGATGAATATATTGATTATGAAAGAGAAGAATATAAAGGCTTGGATGAAATGGAGCTTTCTTATCTGATAACGGGTGATGATATAGAGGTTGTAGAGCATACTCAATATGAGGTTGATTTAGAGCCTCGCCATGATATTGTTATAAAAAGGGAAATTAAGAAGGGAAAAATCAGGGTAGAAAATGTCCCTCCATCAGAGTTTCTTATATCTAGGGAATCCAAGGACATAAAGGATGCTAGATTTGTTTGCCATAGGGTAAAGAAGACCTTATCTGAACTTAGGGAGATGTATCCTGATGAAAAGTTAGGGCCGGAAGATTTGGGCAACGATGATGGAAGCATGGACTCTTTTGGTAGCGAAAGGCAATCAAGATATGATTTCGATAATAGTTCTAATTTTGGGCTAGAAGATGGTACTGAATATGAGGAATCATTGAGAGTTTATTGGTTGAATGAAAGTTTCCTTAAAACTGATTTTAACGGCGATGGCCTCTCCGAATTAAGGAGGGTTTGCACTGTCGGTGATTATGTATTAGCCAATGAAGAAATAGATTCCATACCTTTTATATCCATTACCCCCATAAAAATACCGCATAAGTTCTTTGGTTTATCGGTTGCTGATCTTGTTATGGATTTGCAGCTAATAAAAAGTACGCTGATGCGAAATCTTATGGACAATATGTATAACCAGAACTTTGGTCGATATGCCGTATTAGAGGGGCAGGCGAATCTCGATGATCTTCTCACCCAAAGACCGGGTGGAGTAGTTAGAGTAAAATCCCCCAACGCCGTAATGCCCCTCACCACTCCCCCCTTAGAACCTTATTCTTTCCAGATGCTTGAATATCTTGATGGAGTAAGGGAATCCCGAGCGGGGGTGAACAAGTATACGCAGGGATTAAATGAGAATGCTTTAACATCCCATACTACAGCTACTGCTGTAAACGCCGTTATGACTGCTGCACAGAGTAGGGTTGAGTTGATTGCAAGGAATTTTGCAGAGACTGGCGTAAAAGATTTAATGAAGGCCATATATACTCTTTTGCAAAAGAACCAAGATCAAGAGCGAGTCATAATGCTCAGAAATAAATGGGTTCCAATTCGTCCAGATATGTGGAAAGATTGGTATGATTGCACTGTTTCTGTTGCCCTTGGAACAGGGAATAAGGATCAGCAGGCACAGCACCTTGTTACCATGCTTCAATTTGCCGGTGATGCAATGAAGGGTGGATTAAGGATTGTTAATGAAAAGAATATGTACAACATGGGTGCAGCCCTAGTAAAGAATATGGGCTTCCAGAATGTTGATGATTTCCTTACAGACCCGGATGATATTCCTCCAACTCCCAACCCAGAAGAGGAAATGAAGCAGATGGAAATGCAGTTGAAGTTTAAAGAACTGGAAATGAAGGCTGCGGATATACAAGTGAAGCAAATGAAAGTACAACAAGATGCAACTGCTGACTCTATTGATGCTCGACTAAAGTTGCAGGAACTTGCTTTGGAAAGAGAACAGAACAGAGCAGTAGCGATAGGAGAAACGTAATGGCGACAAAGGAAAGAGCAATTCAGTGGGCAACGGGTATAAAGCCTTTTAGCACATGGAAAAAGAAGGAAGTCCCCGTAAAAACAGGTATGGAAGAGGCTGATAAATTGTGGACTAAATCTGGCGCTCAAAAGGTTGCCTCTCAAACTCCTAAAGAGAAAAGAAAACGACGGCAACGACGTTTTCATATGTTAAGAAGTAAGGTTGTTTGAAAGATTGTGCCGAAACGTAAGATATTTGTTGGGCATGGGAAAACTGCTATTAAGGGTTCTGGGACTCGTCGTGGAACAACAAGTGGTCAGGGCAAGTGGTGGAATCCTCCATCTGATCCGGCTACGGTTAAGGATTTAGATGAAATCAAAAAGATAGAAAAAGAATTAAATGAGGATTCTAAAAAGAAAAAACCTAGCAGCGATGTGAAATCCCCCAAAAGAAGTAGAGGCGGAGGTGGTGCGGCTGGTGGTATTCCCGGACAGGTTGGAAGGTGGATGATAGACCGGAAAACCGGGCGACGAACATTTAAGTTGATGTAACATGACACCAGAAGAAAGGGAACGAAGAGCGCGTTCCTTAATAGATGATCCGCTCTTGAATGAAGCATTTGAAGTATTAAAAGAAGATTTAATGAATCGCTGGAGTCATAGCGGTTCTACAGATTTGGAAGCTAGAGAATCTATCTGGCTTGCAATGCGACTGCTTGACAAGATTCATGGCCATATAACATCCATAGTTGAAACAGGACACATGAACAAGATTCTTGATAAGCAACATCCATTTATCTGAAAGAGGGTT